GTGCCAAAGCTGCCATGATTTCTGCTTCTACATCTAAACCATGCATTGCTTGAGCATCTTGAGCAGCTTCAAAAGTCCAACGTGCTGATAATTTGCGCGATTTAGCTTCAACAACTTGTTTCAAGATTTGAACGTTAATACGTTTACCAGGAACGCCCTCAAGAGATGCAGTAGCGTCAGCGCGGCCAGTAGATGAACTACCGGAGTATGCAGAAGCAATCTTGAATGGGGACAATGCTTCGTCTCCAGCTTGTGTACTTGTTGCGTATGGTGAGCCGTCAGTCATGTTATCTGCGTAACGTACACGTAGAGTATGGATCTGAGCAACTGGACCAGTCATTGGTTGAACACCAATAATCTCGTTCGCAATAACAGTCGGCATAACTCGACGGATAACTGGGAGGATAACGCGATTAAGTGTTGCAACGTTTGCAGCTTGTGTTCCGCCAGCAGTAGCATTTTCTGCCAAGTGCTTGCGTGTGTTTTCTAATATTACTGACATTGAAGAGCGACGGGAACCTTGTAAACCTTCCAACAGGGCTTCTTTGGTTTCATTCCAACGGCCTTCTAATAGATTTTGTGACATTTTTTATTTCTCCTTTAGATTTTTTACTTCAGCCCTGCTAATCGTTTAATTTCGAATACATTATCTGATTCGTATTGAACGTTTGGTTTAGCAGTTTTATCGCCCGACACCACTTTACGATTCTCACTCAACACAGTAACTTTTGATTTATCTGTTGATTTAGTTTCATTTAGTACTGACGGTAGATACTTGTCATATACAGAACGCAGTTTATTGGTCTGTATACCTTCGAGTAATTCAGACATCACATTTGCTTTGTCTTTGCTCAACGGTTTTAGCAACTCGGCTATGGTTTGCTTACGTTGTGCTGATTCTCGAATAACTTTTACTTCTCGGTCTTTTGCTTCAACTAACTTAGATGCCTTAACAGCAATAGATTTAGCTTCTTCTAGTTGACGATTCTTAGCTTTAACCAATGAACTCAATTTTGCAATTTCCTTATTTTCATTCAGGTGTGTTGCAGTAAATTCACCAGCAAATGCTTCGAACAATCTTCTTCCGAACATATTTTCTCTTGCTACTTGTATATCTTCTTTTAATTGAGTCAATTCAGACTCTAAACTCTTAGCAACAGCTTCTTTAACAAGTTTAGCGGATTTACTTACAAAAGCAGTTTGCATTTCTGACATGCGTTGTTTTGCGCCAGCAACCAAGCGTACCTTCGTTTCAACCAACTTACGTTTATCTTGATCAAATTCACCAATTTCGTTTGCTAGGCTTTCCATTACGAAAGCTTCTAGATTCTTATAACCTTCGTTTTGTACCTTGCGGTCATTTTGAAGTTGTTTAATTTCTTCTGTTAGTTTGGTAACCATAAAAGTATTAAACTTGCTACTAGACTCTTTAACAAACTTTTTAAATGCAACACGATCATTTGCCAATTCTTGTTTTTCTTGATTAAACTCTGAAATTTCGTTAGCTAGGTTTTCCATTACGAATTTTTCTAGTTTTTTAACGCCTTCAGCAAAACCTTTACGGTCATTGCGTAGTTGTTTGATTTCTTCCGACAACTTATCAATCATAAATTGATTAAATTTGCTACCGGACTCTTTAACGAACGATTTGAATTTAATACGATCTTCAGTGAGCGCATACTTTTCTTGTTTAAATTCTGCTAACTCTTCTTGAAGCGATTCTGTTACCATTTTGTCTAAAGCCACAACCATTGTGTTCTTATCATGATCGTAACGGCGGGCGAATTCTTCTCTTAATTCTGATCTAACTGTTTCACGGGCTTCAGCAAGCTGAGCTTCCCATGCTTCGTTAATTGCAGAGCGAGTGTCTTCGTTAATTATGCCGCTCTCAACCAGTGAATTGATGGCGTTTATGGACATTTCGACTTCTCCTTTAAATTTACTTCTTTACTACTATTCAGCTACCCGATATATCGTGTTGCTTGAATTCTCTTCTTAATCATAATTGCTATAAGGTATTTACTTACTAATTAAAAATATGCATGTTTAACGCTGTTTTTGACACTCGTTTTAAATTTATTTTGTACCTTCTTCAATTTAAGTTTTATCGCAATTTTAAATCTTTGATCATTTTCAATACTTCTGTCTGAACATATTTCTGTACTTTACGATCTTGTATTGCTTCTGCAGACATATCATATAATTTGTCGCCATGTTTCATATTTCTGAGTCCTTCATAAATGGCTTTTGGGTAGGCTGCAGGAGCGGATGGTTGAGCGACAATATCTACTGTAATTATTTCAAAATCAGAAACTCTTCCTGTAGATTCATCTACATTACCAGAACCTCTTGACGATACTCCTAGTCTAACACCTGCTTCGAGCATAACCTTGATTATGTTTCCCATCGGGGTCGGTAATAATTTTAGCTTCCCATATCCATTGGGTCCATCCATATCCATTTCTACAATTTGATGAGTAACTCTGTCAAGATTAATCTTTAAATCATCTGGATGGTCGCACTCCCCGAGCACCGGAAAATTACCTTTTATTTGTTCGTTGATGGTGTTTACTGCTTTTTTAATTTCGTGAACGGGATAAATGCGTTGATTATGATTTCGGACGTCCCCCTGTATAAAAATTCCTTTAAGGTGTAACGTTTTGCCTTTATTTCCAAAGGCATCTTCTGATTCTTCTAAAGAAACAGCACTTTTGCTAGTTATCGGATTTATGTATTCGTGTAGAGCTATTTTTGACATATAATTTCCTTAATACAATCGGTAAAATTTTCTGTGCTATTAAAATATTCTTCTATCTTTTCTTTACGTACACCATAAGTACGATTAATAAATTCTGGACGTTTATAATATCCACCACTTAGTATTGTTTCTGCATATTTTAGATATATTTCCTGTTGTGCTAGGGTCATTTTTGTTATATGTGTTCTATACCCAGATATAACAATTTGTTTCTTTTTAACTGGATCTTTCCATTTAGCACCAATATTTTTCTTTGCCTCATCTGTATGGTTTTTACCATAGTTGGGGTTCTTACTTCCCGTATAATCTCTATCTGCAATGGCATCCATAAATGACTTATGCCATTCATCCGACATTTTAAGTCCAAAGTTAGGATTAAGCTCTCCAGCAAATCCTTTATAATCGGTACTATGTCGACCTTTTTCAAGGTATGCATCAAACATTTCTTTCCACTTTTCTTTTCCTATTACAGACTCTATACAAGAAATATATTTCTTTTTATTAACTTTATTCATTAATACAAAATCAAAAGTAACTAACTCTTTGACATCATATGACATATATTCATGTAATGTATAATTAATAAATATTTCAGCAATTTCTTTTTCTGATTGCTTTATTTCTGTAAGAATTACAATATCTAACTCTCTATCATAATACATAACATCGGGAATCTTACGTTTATTGGAAATAGCAGATTTAAGTGATATAGGTTCGGTTATAAATTTAGTATCCTTAACTACATCGAGATACACGCAATAAACATATTCGTTTGTACTACGTGTAAATTGACCTTTATACTCACCACGATACCCACGTTGTATATTACGACGCATTTTAGTTTCTTCGGGAGTTTCTATTTTCTTCATATACCGTTATTCTTGCAGAGCATAATTTAATATGCCCTGCGTTGAATAATGTGCCTTATTTACGTGCTTTTGTAGTACGACGTTTTGATTCAATAACACTAGTTTTGTTAGTGTCTGTTTCTTTAGCAGATACTTTAGATACTTTCTCTAATTTGGCTCCACGACCACCGGCTGTATTAGCGTATGAATCACGTCCCATTTTAGTTTCGCCTTTTGTGTAAGCATTAGATGCTTTCTTTGGGCTTGAACCATCTGGAGAGGCTTCTGAACCGCCACGTGCGATATTAGCAGAAGTTCCACCAAAGTCGTTTTTACCACCGATTTGTGATGAACGTTTATTTACGGTTGGTTTTGCTCCGGATTCTGAACCAGTACCAACAAATTCACCTTCAGATTTTGCGTTAACAGCAGAAACTTTTTCTACATATTCGCGCATTAGATCGGATGGAGATTTACGACGTTGCTCATATATACCGTCAGATTTTTCGTCTTCTTCTGACTCATCGTCAAGTTCTTCATCTGAATCCAATTCAGAATCTTCATCGTCAAGTTCATCTTCTGAATCAAGTTCTTCTGAATCTAAGTCATCTTCTGAGTCTAAGTCTACTTCAGAATCTAAGTCATCTTCTGAATCTAATTCTAAATCTTCACCTTCTTCGTCTGCCATCAAACTGTCGAATTCAGCTTTCAATTCGTCGATTGCATCTTCCAAATCTAAAACGCGGTCTTCAATTTCTTCACCTTCTTCTGATTCTAAATCTTCATCGGCACCAAGGTCTTCACCTTCGTCGTCAAATTCGGATTCACCGGCTTCGTCATTTTCGATATCATCTTCATGATCTGAAATATCATCGGCGAAATCATCACCGTCTAAATCTTGACCAAGTTCATCTTCTTCTTTTAGGCTTTCGTAAATTGTGCGTGAATTGTCGATTACGATTTCGTGAAATAATGCTCTTGCTTTCTTTTGATCTTCGTTAATGATAAGCTCAATTAACTTTTCATATTTATTTACTGACATGTTATTGCTCCTTTTAAATAATTGGGTAACCTCTTTCTACGTGCAGGTTAGATGTGTGAATCTTGTATGCTAGTATTTAGTTTACCGGTAAAAAAACTAGCTAAAATCAACGTTTTTGACGCTCGTTTGTCTATTTTACATCATTCCTCCACCATTATCTGCGGCCGGGGCCGCATATTGTTTACTCACCGTTTTTATTTTTTGCTGAAATTCTATTTTTCTAATATCGTTCATCATTCGTAATTTGTTGAGTTGCCCCAAGGTCAACCTAGTTTTCCGCATATCAGAAAGTTTAAGCGTAGATTGATCTTCTTTATCGGTAGAATAACCTAACGGAGTTTTATCTATGGTGTCGTTTGGTGCCGAACTTGAATCCATTTCGTATAACAGTTCTGAGATTAACATGATTTTTCCTCGTATAAGTTATTTAGTAAAATTACCAAAAATTACATTGGTCCTTCTGCTGGTGGCATTTCTCCACCACCTATATCTTCACCGCCACCCATATCACCACCCATATCTTCTCCACCACCCATATCCGCCATATTTCCTAAATCGGATGATATACCGCTTGGTGATACTCCTACACTACGTAAATTTGGATCTTCTGGTTTAGCAACATCGGTATCTGCATGTTCCTCGGCCCATAACTGTTCGTTTTCTTGCATTTCTTCTTCTGATAAACCCAAGTACCTAGTCAGTATAAATCGTTTAGCCAAGTATGGGAATTGTTCTATTTGTGTAAATGACTGTATTCTAGCCGTATCAATATCGGCCTGACGGTATTTTGTAAAGTTTTGCGGTTCATTAAATTTTAAATCAAACACACTAGCGTCTATGTTGATACCACGGAATCGCATAAACAACTTAAATTCTCGATCTAAGGTTGTCGCCATTGCATTCTGCAATCTAACACAATACTGATTAAACCGCCATTCTTGAATCATGGCCATACCAACTTTACCATCAGAATAAGTATTTTGTGCTTCATCTGTTTGTGTCGGCAAATAACTACTTGGTATTTTTAAACCACGGAACATTTTATTTGTGAAAAAACGGAGATCTGAAATTTCGCCTAAATTCGAATTGAAATTCATAACTCCGCAATCAAGAGCAAATGTATGATAATTGTGGTACTTTTCGTCTACATCAATAGTAAGTGTACCTACTTCTATCGGGGAATCCAAATACTCAATAGATATAATTTTGTGATTAAATAATTCGGCTTCTTTTCTAAATTGCCTCCAGTTCTTGTAACCATGGCGTGTTACTCCTACTTTTAATTGCGACTCGGTAATCCCTGTTTTATCCCAATTTGCAGATTTTGTATCTTTATTGATACCTAAGTAATAGCTCACAAACTCAGAATCAGCATTAAGTTTGTCAACTAATGTCCTAGTATTTTCTTGATGCGATGTTTTTCCTAAAAGCATAGATTGTATTTTAGCTAATACCGTATTATCAAATTTTACTTCTTGATTAGCATAATACTTTTCGCGAGTGCCTTCTGCATTCATAAATTTTGAAGATGCTTTGCCTATTTTGTTATTTCTTTCTTCGTACTCTTCAGTACCTCTAAATTTATCCCAACCTTCCTTTTGCGCAGTAGTAAATTTATCATAGAATTCGGGGTCAGTCTGTAACATCTCGTTTAACTTAGTATTGACAATTTTAAATGCTTTTCTAGAATTTTGAGCCCTAATTTCTCTATCTTCATCAGATAAGTTTGCTACATAATTACTAATACCTGTTGAAATACCATCACATCTATGTTTATATTCTTCATCTGAATGATTTTCCCAAATTTCGTGCATATTTTGACTGTGATAATAAATATGATCTTTAGCAGACATAAAACATAGATTTTCAGGAGTATTATTATATCTGTCAAAATCCTTATGGTGTCTTACTTCATAATTCCCATTGCTATAATCGGGGTTGCATACTTCATATTTCACCAACGTATCTTTAAAATAATCAGCAACCATTTGGTGTGTAAATACCCATTCTTTTGTTGCGGTATCATAAACTTGTTCATAGTCTTTGCGCAGATTGGTTATTTTTAATGTACGGCGATTATGTGGTATCATACTTTCACCAATAGACAATTGGTCTGCGCGTAATGTCCCTTTGCCAATAATAGGGAACTTATGATCGGGAGTAACAATCATATCTTTTCCATTATCTAAAGTAATTTTCATAACTTTTGCAGACTTTTGTGTTACTCCAGCCCAACTTACTATACCAGGTACGATATGACCGTTTTCTGGATTACATGAATATACCCAGTTTTCTTTGCCATTTTTATATTCTTCGGTCATCTCAGTCAATGTTAAAGTTCTACCATCTAATAACGGAACTTTCGTATCCATAGTTAAACAGCCACCGGGAAGTATGCTAACATCAGAGCCTTTTCCTTCTGATGAAACCGGAAAGAAAAAGTCTTCATTCTGACTGATCGGATTATAGGTCGCATCCATCATATTTTGCCCATTGCCGCTGTGCGTTGGAATCCTACGTTGATGAACTTCATTTTTAACTCGTTCAACAAAGGCCATAGCCAAGTGTGCTGGCATTCCACCCACATCAATTTTAAATATCCTACGTTCTGGGGCACGTTGTATGCGATATATTAGAATTGACTCTTCTAACATTTCTTTTTGTTTAAATACTTTAAATATATTTTCTAATACTGAGTTACCAAATGGCCATGCTGCATCTAATCCCTCACCCAATGATATATGTACCACATGCTCTGCGTTGATCACCGACTCGTTTTTTGCATTAGAAAATCTTGATCCACCACCTGCCCCGGTTACTGCCGGAGTGTATGATCCACCAGGATTGCCAATTGCAGGCCGATTCATATAAGTATCCGATGTTGTAACTGCGGTCACTGTTAAATTTTGTAGATTGACATTTAATTCTTTCAAAACGTATTGTTCTGGAGATTTACCATCAGATTCATTCACTATGACTTTAGTTACCTTAGACATTTCAGTCCATAGTAATTTAAACGTTTCTGGATCTCGGACGAACACTTGATCCCCATACTTCACACAGTTACGGAATAACTTAAAGATACGTTTATCAAATTGATTTAGTTTATACCACTGTCTTAACTGCTCTTTGATGATTTTAATTTCATTATCGGTTGGTTTTTCATTGAATTCGATATTAAATGCGGTTCCATTTTCTACGTTAGTTTGCGTTGAGAATTCAGCCAATATATCTAATGCAGCTGATACTTCGGAATCTTGGTCCATTTGCTCGTATTGGTTATATCGTTCAATACGGTTCGGGTGTCCTACATACACATCTGGTAATTGAGATTGATAATTCTTAACCCCAAAAGAGGCTGAAGAGTCACTTGTATTTCCGCTGATTGGACTTAGTGAAGTTCCAGGTATTGCAGATTTAAAATGTTTGCGCCACGTCATATTATAGTTGTTCCTTATGTGTTATTTATGCTTTGGATATTATAAGCGAATATTTTTGATATTAGTTAGTATTGGTGTGTATCTTTCTAAGGTAACTATTGCTTTCGTTTGTGGCAGTCAATAACGATTTTAAAATATCCTCTTGACTACTAAACTTATCGATTAACGAGTTAATTCCATCTACCATATTTTTAGTATGTGATTTTTCTGTGGTCGATTTTTCTTCTGCGGGTTTAGATTTATCCGAAGGTTTATATATATTTGCCCCCGCAGATGCACCATTTTGTTCGGCCGACGGGGGAGTTAGTACGGTAGCAGCATTTGGTGTATTGCTCCCTAATAGTTTATTAACTCCGCCAGCAAGGCCTAATGCACCTATTTGTAAAGCACTTGGTAAACTAGAAGATAGTTTTTTCATACTTATGGCAACTTGATCTAGTTTCACAGGGTCTAAATTACTTAATGATAGTAAATCGGTAGTTAAACTTTTAAATCCAGATGCACCACCTGCTGCTAAAGCTAATAACCCCGGAATCATAGTAGCTAATCCACCCCCAATTGCAAATAATCCCTTTCCAATTTGTACTAGATTGGCACCAGAAGCCCCATTTGAAAGATCTATAATTGACGAAGTTATGCCTTTAAATACCTTTACTATATTATCGCCTACACTAGAAAATACGTCTTTAATTCCAGAAAAAATCGAAGTTATTACTGGTCCAGCTACTTTAAGTACTTCAACTATGCCATTACTCACACTAGTAATTATACCGCCGATATTAGATAATATCGAGGTAATTATTGGCCCAGCCACAGAGAGAATATCAGCTATTCCACCAAATATAACCTTAATTAGTTTTCCAATTGGCTCCATTGCAGGTATTGCAGACTTAAAGGCTTCGGCTAATAGCCATATTGACCCAGCCATCGCCGCCATTAAACCAATACCAATACCAACTGCTACCATAACTGGACCTGCACCCATTATTCCGGCCATTATAGCAAATGCCCCCACGGCAACCGTAGCTTTACCTATAGATTCCCAATCAACTTCCGCAAATATTTTTAATGCTTTGCCCAGTACAAACACAGCACCGCCTATGCCTATTAATGCACCCACCCCCATTAATACTTTTGTTGATCCAAGTGCTGTTAGCCCATTTGCCAATCCCCTTAGTACTCCGCCGATTGCGTTGCCTGCCCCAGCACCTATGCTGCCTATTCCTTTACCAATACCAGATAATCCTTTACCTAAGCCATCCATCACTTTGCTTGAACCACCTTTTCTACCACCACGTTCTTTACTTTTACTACCTTTGTCTCCACCTCCCGAAAATAAATCCGGTAAGCTAGGCATTTTAAACATGCCCAATAATGATAAGGCTAACGGCGCAATAGCTAATACTGCTGTCCCGATACCAGCTAACGGTGCGGCCCATGCAGGCATTGATCCGGCTTTTGCTGCTAAGTCTGATATTGCTTTGACCGAATCTTGGATAGTAACAATAGTATCGCGCACAGAGGTAGCAAAAGTTCCAAGATTCGATAGGGCAATATTTTGCATATCTTTAGCGAAGGTTTGTTGTAATGCCATCAATTGAACTTCTGGTGTCTTTAAATCCTTAGTATCTTTTTTATTTTTATTCGCCAGTTCTGCAATTTGTGCTGCGGTTAAGGAAGCATTTGCAAATTTTTGTGTATATTGAGCAGTATCGTTTATAGCCTTTGCTATTTCAACCCCTGGTCCACTTCTTGCTTTACCTAATGTTGTGCCTAATTCGTTTGCATCTTTTAACATCTGAGGACCGTATTTTTGATACCCGTCTGTTACTGTTTGTACATCTAAGGTATGTGCTTCGGATGCCTTAAATTGGTCATCTTGACTTTGTGCTAATGCCGAACTCAATGCTCTAGAAGCAGCAATATCAGAGCTGATAACATTACCATATATTTTCTTTTCCCTAAATGCCCTTTGATCAACCTCGCTCATTGCTGCCATAGCAGAAACCGTTTTTAATCTTTCTACTTCTGACATCCCATTCAATACCGAGTTAAATGCCAATGTATCATTTTCTTGTCGCACTTTTTCGAGTCTAGCTTTAGCATCTTGACCAGTTAGATCCGAAATTAATTTTAAATTTTTAGCATAATCTTGAGTAGCATTTGAAATAGTAACAGCCGTGGTATCAGATTTTAATTTACCTGCAGGACCCGCCATCAATGCCATAGTTTGTGCAGTAGCGTCTGCTTGCTCATCCATTGACATACCTAAAGCAAACATACTATTTCTTGCTTTTTCTCCGCCAGCAGCCATTGACTCCGCCATTCTTTTACTCGCTATCCCCACACCTAAACCGGTTTTAGAGAGTATATCTTTATTTGTCGAAACTGCCTTTGAAAATTGCTCTAATGTCATACCACCATTTAATGCCGTTTGCGTCATTTCTATCATACCACCAGCATATATGGCACCAGCATTCGACATAGTTTGGAATTCAGTAATAAGTTTGCTAGTCTGGGTAAACATGAAACCCACACCTTCTTTAGCTAATCCCGCTAATGCATCTGATGCACCACCTAAGGCAGACCCTAGTAGTGAGGCACCAACACCTAACGCACCCACTCTACCTCCGGCTCCGGCAGTAGCTTTACCAAAATCAGATAGGGCATTAGTTCCTACATGAGCGGCTGCATTACCCATGTCCACCATACCCTTCATAAAGGTTTCGGCCATGCCCATTGCATCGCCACTAAATGCCTTGCTTATTGATTCTTTTATCGCTGATCCTGCAGATTTAGCTAAAGCCCCAGCCATTGATCCCATTGCATTCTTTACCTGTTGACTTGCTTCGTTACGTGCATTTATTTCTTCAAGGTAAGACTTTTCCAAAAGTCTTCGACTCTTTGATGTTCCCTCCGACATTTCCCCAATTTCACGACGCAGTCTTTCTAAATCGTTAGACAACGATTCAGAGGTTAATAACCCCTCTTTTTGCATACGAATAGTATTTTGCAAATGAGACCTAGTATTGTTAATTTCTTTCTTTGCTTCTTCTCGTAATTTTTCCCTAGATTTAAGTTCAGAATAAACCACCTTCTCCATGTCAGCCGCAGTTTTCCCAAGTGTGCGCAAATTTTTAGCAACATCTTCTATATCTTTAGCTAAAAATTTTCCAGTACGAGTTAAATACTCCTTCATTGGTTCTAATTCTGAATCGATTTCCTCGGCCATTTTATAATTCCCTCTTTTTACAGGTATAAATACTAGTGTATAGTTTATTTATACTCAAAATTAACTAGATTTTGATATAAGAAACCAAATTTAAAAGGACAAAATATGAACCAGAATAATAACCCATTACAGAAACACTTTCGTCAACCATCAATATATATCCAATTAACGTCTAAAGGACAATTTTGGAAGGATGGTGCGGTCGACTTAGGGGTAACCGGAGAACTACCAATTTACCCAATGACAGCAAAAGATGAAGTAACTCTACGCACTCCAGACGCATTACTAAACGGTACTAGCGTAGTCGATGTTATTCAATCTTGCTGCCCAAATATCAAAAATGCTTGGGAAATGCCTTCGGTAGACGTCGACTCAACATTGATTGCTATACGTATCGCAAGCTATGGTCAAAGTATGGGTGTCACATCTAAATGCCCAAAATGTAACGAAGAACACGATTACGATATAGATTTGCATAACGTATTAGCACAGATTAGAATGCCAGATTATAATAAGACATTGACTACAACCGACGGATTAGTAATCAAATTTAAACCCATTAACTATTTACAGGTTTCAAAAGCAGCCGGGATCGTATTCGAAGAAGAGAAGTTGATTAGGGCATTAGCCGATACAACTACAGATGAAGAGGTACGCAAACTCGATTTCGCCAAACGTGTAGATAATATGGTGAATCTAAATAATGAGAATATCACTAACGCAACCGAAAGTATTACCGCAGAAGGAACTATAGTATCCGACCCAAAATTCATCAGCGAATACTATCAGAATGCGCAAGGTAGTGTATTACGCGAGGTGCAAGATATGATTAAGCAATTTTCAGAAGAAGTTAGCATTAAACCTATTGATACGTTATGTACTTCTTGCAATCACGAGTTTAAATTGAATGTGGAATTTGATTACTCGCATTTTTTCGCCAAAGGCTCTTAACACTCAGCAACGATGAAATCGTAAATCTATTTGATAGATACGAGAAAGAGATTAAGGCCGTAAAAGAAGAATCATTTCGTTTATCGTGGTATATGAGAGGTGGACTCGATATGGGAGATTCTATGTTATTGAGTAATCAAGACAAAGAAATTCTAAATAAAATCATATCAGAAAACCTAGAGATTTCGAAAAAGTCAGGATTACCATTTTTTTAATTTGAAATATTTTAGAGTTAAGGTTGTAGAAATACAACCTTTTCTTTTGCCTAACTAGATACCTTTTCTACTCGTGGTATACCATTTATGTAATAATTGATTGATTTACTATTAGTTGTCTTTCGCTTTGCTCAATCCAACTGTATTTTCGCTATCGCTCAATACGTTTTCTTTTCTTTCTTACTGTAAATTGTTATGGTAATTCTATTAGCTAATACATGACTGCTATTATTTGCTTTTGCTTTTAAGGATGCTATCTAACCAGAGCATAGCACACAAATATAAGATGGATTTTAAAAAAAGAACCTGTCAGGCAAGTCTCCAGAATTTTTAAAATACATCTTATACGAGCTCTAACCGTCACAAGCATCAACTCTGAAATTATATGCCAAAAGATGATCATTCGTTCCTCATCTCTATCTCCTACTTATATCACGTGTAACCGTGTCGCTGTTCAGGCGTCGAAGATTTCTGGGCTATGGAGGGGATTGACTATGTCATTCCAGACTGTATTACTACAGTTTCCAGGCGTGTCGTCTGTTTTATGAGCTCGTCGTTGACACTTGCTCCAGACCCGGTAGGATTAGCGTTATTATGAACTACCGGCCACTTTTATTTAACCTTATTCTAGTATTAAATATTTACTAGTCAAATCAATTCAATCATCAACGTTCTATACTTTTTATAAGGTGGTAACCTTAAAGGACTGCTCATCGCAGTATACTAGATCGAGCTGATACTCTTAAGGCAGGGGCGCACAACATGAAGAGGCACGTGCCATCTAGATATACTTCGGACTCTAGACAGATCCAATAATCAGTTAAATAACGGTACTACTTTAAGGGTTCTGTATTTTATTATGAGATGGTCTCTGGGTATTGCTTAGGTAAATTATTGACATGGTGTCTGGTGATGCGTTTTATCTTAATGCTTTCGTAATGCAACTGGGGTAGATCGTTTTCGTTTTCCAGTTTTTGGTGTGTGTTTAATATTAGCTAACACCTTTAAATCATATTCAGTTGGCTTATGTACCGTCATAGACTTATTAGATGTTAATTCCATCATTTTGTTATTTATTAACCTAACTTTGTCCTCTTCGGTTATACTCAAATCTTTCGACATCAAACATTTGACGTGAAATTCTGCTTGCCTAAGTATCTGTATGGCTATATATTGTTTTTCTGTAAGTTTAGTTTTTTTCATTTGGTAGTGTAAAAAATATCCCATCTGGTAATGTCAGCATATCCGCCAACTTATATATATTGTACTTGTCTTTATAAACAAAAAGCAAGGGTAATTCTAATTTCTGGTTAAGAAAGATTATTTCTTCAATACCGTTATACTTAACAATCAATAACATCTCTTTTTTGCTATTTTCGGCATCCTGAGATGCTTGTTTTAACCAACCGTCCCATTGAGTAATCTCACCTTTCACTATAGAAGCAAATGATGGTCCAGACTTATAGAATTTACACTCAATGGAAAACTTGAAATTATCGGGACAAATAATATCACCAAAATGCGCATGAGTTAAATCATGTGTCTCTTTACGCCTTTGATTAGATCCACCAAAATAGGAACCCGAATCTGAGTTCCTAATGAAGGATTTTTCGAGTTTGGTGATATCCTTGAAACGTGCAGAAAGCAAATTTGCGATCTTTCTTTCCTGCGAATTCCCCTTATTTTTTCCGTTCACTCCCACTTATTTCGCCTTCTTAAAATTGATAACACATGGTGGTGTTGTTTTCCAGGTATAGTGTCTAATATAAGTAGCACTATTATTCAACTTTGACGCAACCCAATCTAAACCATTTGCGACATGGTCTAATAGTCGAATAGTACCGCATTCCGACTTAGCTTCGAAAGTTTTGTTGATGGTATTAAGTCGATCTCGAATTTTAGAAACAGATTCAATTTGGTCGTGATTTACATTAAATATTATTGGTTCTGCTACCTTGGAACTCACACTCATGCCTAAATGACTAGTAAACCAAGATTTTTCTTCGTCTGACATAGAAGGTTGACCCAACACAGTTAACAATTGATTAATTTCTGATATTTTTTTGTCGGGTGTTCGTTGAGTTGCATCAAGCAACATCGAATAATTTGTTTTTGCTAACTCGATCGTTTCGCTACCATCACGATATTTTGTGATTTCTAGCCAGCGAAAGTCCTTATCGATCTCGGTATATTGTAAAAATTTACGCATATAAGCTCCTTTAGTTTAATGGTTGGCGTTTAAACTTATTGGCAACATTAATCTGCCAATTGGCAAACGAAATTAAGTTACCGGCAAGAAAATCTTTTAATTTGGTGACTAATATGATTTGTAAATTAGCAAATTGGACCACACTATTGATTAATGTTTCTTTCCATTTTGGTAATTCTTCAATGTCGCGCAACTTATCTAGTAAGATTCTGTTACTATCAACGGTTTTTTGATACGGATTATCATACCTATCATACGATATTATGGCATTAGGTATCACTTCGCCTTGGTGCCGTTCTAGTAAAACATGCTGTGGCTCTACTCGCCAATTTCTTTTTGCCCACTTAATTTCGTCGGCATCTAATTTTGGGATGCCCATCGAATCTAATTTTAGATTAGCAATAGCAAGTTCGGATTCAAAACTATCGGGCTCATCAGAGATAGGAATAGAAGTAAGAACCGACATCTTACCGTCTTCGGTCCTTGATACTTCTATAATCACATTACTATTTTTTCGTAAAATGAAAACTCGCGCATAATTATTTAGATGCTTTAGCTTCTTTTAACTCGTTCTTCTTAGTCTGAATCTCAAGACGACGAACTTTAGCCAATTTAGCCAAATCGCCTAATGCTGCACGGGCTCTAGCGGCCGAAGCTGCAATTCCCTTACCTTCAAACTTTTCATTTTCTAGCTTGTATGTTTCGATTGCTTCCAAAATTGCCTGATTAGTTGTACTCATTTGTAATACTCCTTTTAAATTATTCTGTATGCGAAAGTAGCAACTAACGAATTAATTGCTACTCTGCGATTTACTGCTCGTTTATCCTTAGATTGAGGATGGGTGAACCTATTAAATAGTCACCCCCTTCTCTGAAGATTTTTTACTACGGATAGATTGATACATTTTACTACTCCTGTTTTAGCTACCGAGTATTTATACTGCCAAAGAGCATACGAAATATTTTCTTCAACCTTCTTGATTTTCCTGCCATTCTGTAAAGCCCGAGGTTTTAACTACCTTCAAAATATTATCTACTCTACTTGCGAGGTCATCTTTATGTGATATCAGCCAAATACTCTTATTAGTTTCACGAGACATGCGTTTCAAGATGCCCATACTATTTTCTACTCCGTTTGTGTCCATTCCGTTGTCAACGAGCTCGTCAATCATCAATAGATTGATTGGTCCATATAAACTTTCGTATACTCCTCTAAACGCTAAAGATAATGCTAATATGACTCGTGTTGATTCACCGCGACTCATCCCATCAAAATCTAAATCTCGCCCAAGTTCTTCAATCTGTACAGACAAATCGTTTTGGAACACCACAGTGTGCGGCAACCCTAATTTATCTAAATAACTAGATAATAACGAGTTTAAATAAGTCAAATTCTGATCTATGATACGTTTTCGGATAAACGAGTCTTTGTTAGTCAATAATTTAAATAATAATTCTTGGTGCTCTTTTAATTTTGTTGTATTGTTGATGATAGCGTAATCAATTGCGACAATAGCAGTAGCTTCCATTTCCCTGATTGATTCGGCATACGGATCTTCAGTATTTAGTTTATCTTCTAAAGATTTTTCGAGATGCGCGATACTAGATTTATGATGATCAGCATCCTCTTTTTTCGCATAATACGTTTTTGGTTTAACACCAAGATCACCTAACGCTGCCAATCCTTCATTGATCGATTCAATAATTTCTAAATCTTCTCTTTCGGCTTTTATATGGTCTTCCAAAGTATCCAATTTAGTTTTGAGTAATTCCTCTTGTTTGTCGTCGTGGATCTCTTGACCGCACGAGTGACATGTGTGATTCTTTAGATTCTCAATCTCATTAGTAAGCTTCTCAATTCCCTTTTGCTCTCGAGTAAGATCCTTATTTGATCGAAGCAAAGCCGATTCTAATTCTGAGATATCCTTTTGCTTCTGAGTATATAGTGCGAGTAATTCGTGATTCTTTAACTCCGCATCAATATCGATTTCTAATAATTTACTAAACTGATCCTGCAACGATATAACTTCACTTGCCAATTTAGTTTCCCATGCAGCTTGGCGCTTTCTAAAACCAGCAATCTGTTCTTCTATGCGTTTGTTAGACTCGATTGTAGCATTGATTCTATATTCTTCGCTAGTAATGGTATCTTTAGATTTCTTAATCTCTTCTTTTAATTTTTCTGCTTTCTCACTCAGCATTGTGATACCAAGCAATTCTTCAATGATGGCTCGTTGGTCGTTCGACTTCAACCTCAAAAATGGTTCGGTATATGTGTTTAATACTACGATATGTTTAAACATATCGTGTCCCATACCAATGATCTTATCTATCTCGTGCTGAGTTTCTCTACTATCGCCTTGAGCATCATTATCTTTGCTTTCGAATGCAGTATCTCCGATATATAATGCTAAAATTCCAGGTTTGCGCCCACGTTCGATTCTATATTTTATATTATTCTTTTCAAACTCAACCGTCACTAACATTCCTTTCATATTAGTTCGATTGATTAGATTGTCTTTTTTGATGTTACTGATAGCGTGACCATATAATGCGTAACTTAATGCGGATAGTGCGGCGGATTTTCCGGTTCCGTTTCTGGAACCATCTCCACCTAGGTCTAAGTTTTCCCCTAAGACAAGAGTAAGATCTTTGCGATCTAAATTAATGGCCTGTGAAACATTACCTGTTGATAGGAAATTCTTAGCTGTTAAATTTTTGATAGTTAGCAAATCAAATACTCCGATAAATTTCGATTAAAAACTTAGGATCATAATTCCCTTGCGAAATATTGGTAAGTTCCTCTAATACTATGGTATCAACAGATTTAAAATCAATACTGCCGGGCAAAATTTCTCCACCCTCAACCGCTTTTTTAACTGGTAGCAATGAAATCTCCCTTAATTTATAAGTCTCGACGAATGTTTCTTTGATAAAAGTTGATTCTTCATAACTAATATCAATATCTAAATTCACCCTTACGTGTTGATCTGGCTTTAAAATCGTTTCTGCATTTTGTAGCAAATAGCTCAAATTGAATACACGATAGGTTGGTTGTCCTGGCCAAGAATGGTATGTTTCGGTTCCGTCCCAGTCTAAGATCATACAGCCGCGAGCATCATCGCCTGCATCGCCGTAATTATGTGGAAAGCAGTTGCCGATATACGTGATATTATCACCTGCTTGTCGTTTATGAAAGTGTCCAGAATAAACCTTTTCGATGTTATGAAAATGTGTTCTTTGAATTGTTCCGTGGTCCGGCATAGCAATACTAGCATTCATCAAAAAGTGCGGTAATTCAAAATGCCCGAAACAATATTTGGCTTTAATTTTTTCAATTTTCTTATGCTCATCATGAATAAGCCAGGGCATTATTGACACATCGCCTTCTTTGAAGAAGTCATTTATGATATGGATATTGGGAATATGCCTAGCCCAGTCCACCGAATAGACGTCCCGTTTGTCCCTAAAAAATTGGTCATGGTTGCCAGTCACAAAATACGTATCGTTAAAACTTTCGCTTAGAACTTCTAACCCACGAACCGCATAGGACATCGTTTTGAGATTCATACTAGCTCGATTATTATGATAATCGCCCAAAAATAGGCAGGTTTCTGCGCCGGCTTCTTTACCGGTCTTAGCTGCCCATTTCAGGAACTCCAAACAATCGTTATTGTGTAAATCGCTATTGGATTTTGCACCAAAATGAAGATCGGTGCAAATCATTGCCTTCTTAAATAAATTTGTCATACACTAATATAGCAAATCTATCGTACTAGATGCAACTATTTTGAATAATTTTTGTTCGAATATTACAAAGTTAGAGTTCCACCGACGTTGAACGTATAAATGTTATTGCCACCAGCATTAGTCAATATTGCTCCAGAATACGAATGTGCGGTCGACGTATTTGGCATATAGACAATTATGATACCGCTGCCGCCGCTACACCCAGAACCATCAGCGTTTCCGCCTCCACCACCTCCGCCACCCGTATTTGCAATGCCTGAACCTCCGCCGCCATACTGTGTGCATGTTCCGCCGCCATAAGATGATACTCCTGCACCTGGGTATTTTGCCGAACCGCGCCCGCCACCACCTCCGCCCACTGCAATTGTACCACCATTACCATTGGGAATATTTAACCCAATTCCGCCGGTACCGCCACGGCTTGTCGGTAATCCCGCTCCCCCAACCCCACCTGCTCCACCACCACCTCCTGATGCAGACCCAACAAATGGTGTAAACACTCCAGCTCCGCCAGCATAACCATTTGGTGACCCAGCACCACCATTAGCCCCTGCAATTGTAGCTAATCCATTCCCGCCTGGTCCGCCACCACCGCCCGATCCAATGCCAGTAGAAGTCCCTGTAGGGGGAAGAGGAGAAGTTCTACCGTCTTGCCATCCACCTCCGTCACCACCCTGAGCGATAATTGTTGAAAAATTAGATGCAGTTATTGAAGAAGCCCCACCTTGTTGAGCCGTTGCGTAAGCAGTACTGCCTACACCGCCTGACCCCACAGTAATAGTAAAAACAGTCCCGACACTAACAGTTCTTGACCCAGTAAACACAGACCCGCCACCCCCGCCACCGCTACCGCTACCGCTTTGACCTAGAGTTAACCCTCCTGCCCCTCCCCCACCTACAACAGAAAAACTTAATATAAATGAGTTTGATTTCCCATACCCGTTTGATAATGATATAGAAGTGCCTGAGCCAGCCACACCAAACAACCCCCTGACAGCGGGATCATTTAATGATATGGTTGCGATTGAAGATAAACCTAATTCTGAATCTGTTTGACCGAGACTAATGGATGATGAACTTGATGGCAATGTCATTTTGATTTCCTTATAATACGGAGACATCAAATCCACGCCTCCGGTGTGGGTGGTAGTATAGTTATTTATTCATCGTGGCCGGCCACATGATAATCATCGCTATTTTGCCTACTAAACGATGGTGCCAAATCGTTCATCTGCAAAATATCATCGCGAATATTTTGATTCTTCTTCTCGATATTTAGCACTCGGGTAAAACTGTTCTGTAAGATCATCGTTAGGTAGGAGAAGGGGTTAGCACTAACCGATTCATCAAATTGCAATCCAACCTGAGATAATTGTAAAAGAGAAGTAGATTTCATCTCATCAACATAAGTATAAGACCGCCAGTTGTATCTAGAAGCATATCGATCTGTAAGTTTCATAAACATCTGCGCCAATTCCCTAGAAATTTGCCCATGCATCTTATTAAACGACCCAAGTTCCAAATCGCCTTGCCAATGCGATTTTCCGACACATATCAAATTATTAGTATTCTCATCGAGTTTCCAGTGTTGAAATGGTTGAAAATTGACTTTAACATATTTCTTAGATGGGGCGACTACTTCTGGGATAGGAAGATCGTATTCGGTAACGATACTCTCTAGTGGATCAATAGATTCGATTATTGACGAAATTGATTTTTTCTTACCTTTGATAACCTTTGGTACAATAACGGCTTCGGGAATATGATCCCAAGTTTTAAACCTAAAAATAACATCAGAAGGTTTAATCATATCTTCTGGGACATCCACATCTTCGGCGAATACCTTCACACCTTGGGAAGCATAAATTTCAACTGCCAATTTTGCTAACCTATCTCTTCTAATAGTGACTGCTTCCCCACTATCTAATAATTTCTGCATTTCGTGTAGACCAGAAACTATCATATCGTAATCTGAATATTTTGAGTCGGTGAAACTACAATAAGATGTCTTACTTTTGTGTATTTCCTTCATTAAATCTCGGTTATTCAAATAATTGATTGGGCGGGCCATTTAGATCTCCTTATTATTATTGATGGCGCTTCTTGTGTAGGTTAGTTTGACAACATTTGACGGTATTAGTTTAGTTTTTCGATACATTTTCCTCTCTTTCCTTTTGTAATGTATTGATTATATACTATTTACCAATCGAATAGCAAGCCTTTTTTAATTTTTCTTAGAATTATGTATGCATATAATGCGAAGCATAAATACAATATACAGTAGGAGGAAAAAGTATGGTAGATTTTGGTGGATTAGCAACAGAAGGGCAAACTCGATTAGGTAATTTCTTTACCAATACAATTGGCGTCCCTAAGAAGAAATCATCTCCAACCTGGACCATCAACAACATCCAACCTGGGATGGAAGATTGGCGTCTAAAAGTTAAAACCAATATTCCCGGAATGTTCAACAACCAGAGCGATAAACAAACTAACATCTTATCTCCGTTGCTAGTTACGGGCGGTGTAATCTTTCCGATAACACCTACGGTACAAGTATCTCATACCGCAAAATATTCAAATGAAACTCCAACGCATAGCAACTATGCAATGCCGTTTTACCAAGGTAGTGAAGTTGCGTCGATTACGATAAATGGCGAGTTTCCAATTCAAAATATATCGGAAGGGCAATATCTATTGGCTGCAATATACTTCTTCAGATCAGTGACCAAGATGTTTTGGGGTAAGGATACTGATGCTGGTGCGCCTCCACCGTTAGTATATTTGAGTGGTTACGGAGATTTATACTTTCCGAATGTACCGTGCGTAGTAACACAATTTATGCATAATTTACCAGATAACACGGATTACATCGAAATTCCGACGTTAGGGCAAGCACTAAATCGAGTGCATGTGGGGGAAATTGGTGGCTCAACTAGATTGCCGTTACAAAGTCAAATTTCAATTACTCTACAACCAGTATATAGTAGAGATAGTTTATCTAGATTTAGACTAGATCAATTCTCAACTGGCGGATTATTAGATAATAAGGATGGATTCCTATAATGACTACATATAGCCAATACAGTCCATATTTCGGAACACCAAAGTATGGTCAATTTTTAGATGTCAGAGCAAATAGACCAATCACCGCATCGATCGGAGATACCTTATTTACAATTACACCAGTATATAATAATAGACCAGATCTATTAGCAAACGACTTATATGGCGATAGTAGATTATGGTGGGTATTTGCCCAACGTAATCCAAATGTATTGCGAGATCCATTATTTGATTTTGTGACTGGCGTTACTATATATGTGGTTGATGCGAAGCAAGTTAAATTAGATTTAGGGTTATAAGAAATGGTAGCTGCAACCTCAGACCAACTAGCCGCCGCTAGACAAGATCTAATTACGGCCAGAAGTAATGCTGCGGCATACCGAGCAAGTAATTCAAACTATGCAACTGACCCTAATTATCAAAGTAATTATGTTGGAAATATAAACCAAGCACAAGTTTATTTGGATTATTTAGAATCGACCTTACCGCCACCGGTTCCCACTCCTACTACAATAGAAAAGGCAATTGCGCCAGAACCTAAAATTGAACCAGTAAAAAAAGCCACAGAATCCGAAAAATCTATTCCTATAGTGGAACCAACTACCGAGTTAAATAAGATTGAGTGTATACCTAATCCTCTGCACAAATTTTCATCTTATACCTATGCATTACAACTTTGTTTATTATTGCCCGAAGAAAGTAAAATAATTTTAGATAAAACTAAATCAAAAACCACCTTTACTCCGAAAAATGTACTAGTCGCTACTGGGGGACGTAGAGAAGCTATAGGAAGTTTAGCATCAAATAGAAACAAATATTTTGACCGAGATTTCTTTTTCGATAAATTAGAATTTGAAACGATTATTGGTATGGGCGCAAATTCGGGAAGTTCGAATGTCACAACCATAAATTTTACATTGACCGAACCATATGGTATAACTTTTTTGGATAGTTTAGCTAAAGCGTGTAACGATCCGGAAATTAATATTCCAGATTTTAAAAAGGCCGCGTATCTGCTCATAATTGATTTTTATGGATATGATGAGCATGGACTACCAAAAAAAATCAATGGGATGGCAAAATTTATTCCTATCCAGTTATTAGAAGTAAAGATGAAATTGACAGCAAAAGGCGCAGAATATACTATTTCGGCAGTACCGTATCATCAACAGGCATTTTCGAGCGTATCGACTTCATCGCCGGCGAGATTTGAAATCATCGCATCTGACCTAAAAAGTTTCTTTACTACGGGGACAGAATCAGTCCGAACAGAAGAAGGCAAATTGCAAGATGAAAAAATAAGAAAAGAAATAGCAGTTAAATCTAAAACATATGACGCAATTGTTGACCGAGTACCCAAAACTGAAGAGGATAAAAAACTAACTAACGTTAGGGTAGATATTCTTAGTCAAGAACTTAATGCATTGGATCAAAAACTCAAAAATAATATCGAAAATTCAAACGGTGTCACCAGTCTACCATCTGCTATGAATAAATGGTTTAAGGAGGCATATAAACAGACAGCAGACAAATTTATCGATGTTATTGAATTTGATCTAAAAAAGGCACCTAATTTAATAAATGGTAAATTTCCAGATAGAACTCAACAATCGAAGGACAATGTAGCCCCCCCAGAAAAAAATCCACCAACCGTAGCCGAAAAAACGATTAGTGAAGACCAAGCGGCTAAAATTAAAAAGGCACAAGATGAATTAGATGTAGCAAATAAAAATTTAACTGATGTCGAAAAAACATTAAAGGATTTACCTGACGGTAGTTCGGTGGACCAATTAACGCAGGCCAATATTGCAGTTGAAGATGCAAAAATAGAGGTAGCTAGAAAAGAAGAGGCGTTTAAAACTGCGCAAATCGAACCAAAACCTACTACCCCAACCACCGAAGATAAGGCAAATAGTAGTAACCGCTTGAGTTTAACCGTAGGTCAAGGTGACACCATCATGCAAATAATAACTAATGCTATCACCAGTAGCAGTTATATCACCGATCAACTTAAAATATTTGATTTAGAAAGAATAACGGGCGCCAAACTAACAGAATTTCTATCGACCCCGCTAAATTGGTTCAAGGTGACCTCACAAGTCATGCCAGGAGAATACGATAAAAAACACGGCAAACCCCAACTTACCACGACATACATAATAACAGAATACAAAGTTCCAAATTGGAAAAATCCTAATGCACCAAAAGGTCCAATTCAACCATCGTTTGTGGTTAAGGAATATAATTATATATTCACTGGTAAAAATACTGAAGTATTAGATCTAGATTTGACATTCGATACGCAATATTATGTAATGCAACAGGTTGTACAACCGGGGGCAAGCACTACGCAAGAAAATCCAAACGAAAATGTTATCTTACTTTCGGACATTAAAGATACCGATACCATCTCACAAGAACAACTGCAAAATTACTCTTCGGAATCGTTATTTGCTGCTACCGGTTTACGTCCGAAAGTGGTTAAGGTATCAGGTACACCGCAAAAACAGATTGTTGATACTATAAGCACTACTGCGGCGAAACATGTAACCAAATCAGTTAATGCTCAAGGTGGGGATATGATTGACATCAACATGAAAATCATTGGGGACCCAGATTTCATCAAACAGGACGATATTTTTGCTAATCATATGCTTAATACCGATACAAAAGATCCTAGAAAATTGAATAATACTGAGTACGGAAGTTTGGTGACCGATGCTAATCAAATTTTTATTAGGGTGAAATTTAATTCTCCGGCCGATTATAATAGGCAAGGGTTGGCTAAACCAAATTCAGATGGGGGCGCAGGAATTTCGAACTTATTTTCTGGGTACTATCAAATATTAACGGTAAATAATACCTTTCAGGGGGGGAAGTTCGAACAGCAGGTTCATGCCGTGCGTAACCCAAACGTGGGGACCACTAAAGCTAAAAATGTAGCAGACAGGGCAACGGATACAACCAAAGCTGCATCTGGAAATAATAGGAAAGCGAAAGAAGAACTTGGGAATAATGTAGGCAGATCGTCTGCATTTCCGACTCCTGTAAGCATAGGTACTCCGGTTAAAACTTCTGATTCGTTGATGCTTACTCCCG